GTCCCAAATGAGGGACAGTTGGAGTTTGCACAGCGATACATATATGGTGGCTGTTACCGGTCGGAGATGTGGAAAGAGTATTGCTGCCGAAAAGGATTTAATTATCAATATTAGTATTTGGTAAAGTATGAGAAGGTGAGATATGAGATTAATTGACGCTGATAAACTAAAAGAATATTTTACTCATGCACGGAATTTGAGTAAACAGTATGGAAAAGGAATAGATTTGATGATTGACGACCAGCCTACAGCCTTTGATATAGGCAAGGTCGTAGAGCAATTAAGAAAAGCAGAATATAATCATGCTGATTATGGACATGATTATGCAATTGATACAGAAACTGCTATAGATATTGTTGAAGCAGGAGGAGTTGGGATTATTCAGGAAAACTGATATTAACTAAAAAGTGTATACTTATGCGTACTGGTGCGCATAGGAAGGAGGCAGAGGCATGTCACGACCAAAGAAGGACGGAGAAAAGTATGTGCGGCAGAACGTCAGTATGGATCCGCAGCAATTGGAACGGCTGACTACTTACTGCCAGAAAACAGACAGGCCGATAAGCTGGGTAATCCGACAGGCCCTGGATAAGTACTTGGATGATAATGTTGCATAGCGGTGTGTATAAGTGCGCACCGTTGCGCAACAAAACTGATAATTTTCAGAAAAAGGAATAAGAATGAAAAGATATTTTGATATACATGATCAGAAAATCACAGCAGCATTGATGATTGATGAAGGATCGGCAGCAAGCCGTGCGCCAGTAGAGGCATTCAAAGAATATTTTAAGAGCACAGATGTAAGAGAATTGACATTAAGCCAATACCGAAGACTGTCGGTTCAGTATACGGGCAATTAGCATTTCTATCGGTATCAGATCCCGCAAGGGATGATACATACAGCGGTAAATATAGTTGGTCAGATTGCATATGTCACGAATACTTTCTGACGCTAGGCCGGGATCCGAATGTCCTCCATTTCCCGGCCCGAAGGAGGTGAAAACAGATGAAAAAGAAATGGAAGTTATTAACCGGGATCCTATTAATGGCAATGATTTTTGGCACAATCATTGTATGCGTGTCAGTAGTAATTGGGATATGGAAAGCCCTGGCGATATTGGTAAGTGCGATAACCGGAGCAGTAATTGTCCAGGTGGCGATACGCCTGATCGTATCGGGGCTGGATTAATAAAACAGAGGGCTGGCCCATCGGGGGCCGCTGCATTCCTCCCCAGCGTCACGGTTCGATTCCGTGGCAGTCCATGCAAAATATAAACGAAAGGGGTGATAACAATGGGCTACCCAATAATACACCACAGGGAAACAGATGCAAAGAAAATGGGCGGTACACCAACCGACCAAAGTTATCTGTACCGCCCTTACGCTTAAGGATAGTATACCATAAATTGCTTCCTTAAGCAATACAAAGGAGGAAGCTATATGAATAACGCAGAAAATCAGAGTGTAAAAGCGCAGATCATCAATAACGTGATCGTATCAATGACTTACTACCTTAACCCGGATGTTCTGGAAATGTTGGAGCGCGTCCTGGCTAAAAATCTGGTGGATGTGGCAATAGAACGGATTAACACATTGCCGATGGAAATGAAGGACAGCATAGACAACCAGAATGGATACATATTGCAGTTGTTTTTGTACAAAAAGAAGAAACTTCAGGACGGGACAAAATACGGCTATGTCAGCGCGATCAAACGGCTGGTAACCCTGGTGTATAAGCCTCTGACAGACATGGAGGAATCAGACATCTATTATTACCTGGATTGGTATGAAAACCGGAATGTATCCATAACCGGCAAGAAGAACCAGGCGAGGACGATCAACAACGAGCGCCGCTTTCTATCGGCTTTTTTCACCTGGATGAGAAAGGAAAAGTTGATTGGCAGCAACCCGGTGGAAGCAATCGAGCCGCTAAAGGTAACGAAGAAACCGATCGATTATTTTACCCCGGAGGAGATGGCAAGCCTGAAAGATGGGTGCGAAAGCCTGCGGGAAAGGGCCGTGATCGAAGTGTTGAGGAGTACAGGGGCCAGGGTTGGGGAAATCGTAGGGATTACCATTGACCTGATCAACTGGGAGACTGGAGATGTCATGATCTTAGGAGAGAAGGGAAACCGATACCGTGCCCTGTACCTGGATCCAGATGCCATACACCATTTCAGAAAGTATTTAAATAGCCGGACAGACAACAACCCAGCCATATTTGTCAGCTCTAAGAAGCCGCACCAGGCATTATCTACCTGCGCGATCCGTGGGATCGTAAAAGAGGTGGCACAGCGGGCCGGAATCACCAGCCGCGCTTATCCTCATAAGATGCGCAAGACCCTGGGCATGGAACTGAAGAATAAAGGCGTGGATATAGGCACCATACAAGAGATCATGGGACATGCAGACAGTAAGGTCACATCCTTATATTATGCACAGTCCACACCTGATACATTGCGAGTGATCCGTAACAAAGCGGCATAGCCCATAAATAACGAATATATTCAGAAAATTACTGAAGTTAACAGAAAATAATGATCAAAAAACCAGCGGGGAGAGGCCCCGCATCCAACTCGATAACTTTATTAAGATAAGACCCTTCCCCCTGCCAACCAGGGGGATAACCATATGAGGAGTAACACGATGGCATGTATAGAGAGCGTATGCTATGCAGGCAGGACAAAGCACATCCGGGCATACTATTCAGCAAAGTACAATGATGGAAAATTGGTACAGAGGGAGAAAAGGGAAAAGAAGGAGAAACCCACCAGTGAGAAGCAAGCGGAGATCAACCGGAGGAACTCCCTTCGGACCCTGACACGGACCATGGATGCAAACTTTTCAGGGGAAGACTTGTATGTGACATACAGCTTCGGGAAGGACAAGCGCCCAGGGAGCCCGGAGAAGTTCCGGGCATGCATCAGACAGTTTTTAAAGCAGCTGCGCAAACTCTACAGACAGGCCGGAGTGATCCTAAAGTACATCTGGGTGGCAGAGCGGGGAGAACGGGGAGCTGAGCATATACATATGGTCCAATCAGGGGGCATTGACATCCGGTGTTTAAAAACCGCATGGCCTCATGGCTGGATCAATGCAGTGCCCATGGATGAGAGCGGGAGTTATCATAAGCTGGCTGCCTATTTCATCAAGTATTCAGACAAAACCATGCGAACAGAAGGAAGATTCCAGGGAAAGCGTTACAATCCATCCCGCAACCTGATCCACCCGGAGCCGGAAAAGGCCAAGGTAAGGAAACGCGGCCGGATCGACCCAGGCGCGATCCAGGTGCCGGATGGATACTATCTGGACAAGGAGACCATACAGTCAGGCGTGCAGGAAAATGGTTACGAGTTTTTAGAATATACCTTAGTCCTGCTGCCAGGATACCGCATACCGGCCCACGACCGGGCGAACGCCAGACAAAACAGACAGCGAAAGAAAAAGCGGTCCCAATAGGGCCGCTCATTTGAGTGTGCATCAGGAGGTGGGCAGAATGCCGAATACAAGGGCAGTATACTGCCCGTATTATATAACACGCAGCACAGCGGATAAGCGGATGGCGACCATCACATGCGCTAACATAGAAAATCATCTGGGCTTTGATATCAAGAACCAGATTGTTTTTGATGCGCATACAGAGAAGGAAAATTATGTCGGTATATTTTGTGCTGACATGTTTGATACATGCCCGTACTACCGGGCGATCTATGGATATGACAAGAAGAAAGGAGAACCAGACAATGAAAAAGACCAGCCTTGCCCAAAAGGTAAAAACAGCGGAACGCAGGGAAAGGGATGCCAAAAGGAGGATGTATGAGAAAGACAAGGAGATGCGCCGGTCCAATGCGATTGCAGACGGAGCCATGCTGTGGGTGGCAGCCCTGGCGTCCAAGCTGGGCCCGACTGTACATATAGCGGCAGAGGAATTTGAACAGGCAAAGGGCCTGACATACTTAGCCAAAAAGAATGAAGACGGATCCATGGACATGAAACGGGAAGGATATGAGGAGGAAGCAGCCGTGGACCAGGGATGATGCTGTCCATGGACCGGACAGACCGGACACCCAATGCGCACACATGCCCGCGCCCGCGCGCGCGATAAGGAAGAGGAGCACCCGAAGAGGGTGCTTTTGCGCACCTCAAAACCAGACAAAACCGGACAGACGCTTAGGGTGGGAGACACAATTTCTGGACTATGCTAAAATATACCGCAACAAGAAAGGAGGCGGGCTGTGGCAAGGCAGAAGTGGCAGGAATGGGCAGAAAATGAAGACAGGCTGTCCATATTGGCGGCATGGGCCAGGGCAGGGAAGACGGATGAGGAGATCGCCAAGCTGATCGGGATCAGCCGGTCAACCCTCAGTGAGTGGAAAAAGAAACATGAATCCATAGGAAAGGCCCTGAGCATCACTAAGGACTACGCAGACCGCCTGATAGAGGGAAGCCTGTATAAGATAGCCTGTGGATATACAGTGACCAATAAAAAGCCGATCAAAACCCGGCATGTGACATACACAAACGGAGTAAAGACCGCAGAGGATGAGATCATTGAATACGCGGAAGAAACCATCTATGTCCCAGGGGAAGCAAGACTGATCATGTTCTGGCTGGAAAACCGCATGCCGGAATGGCGCAAGCGGTATGAGAAAGCAAGGGATCTTGATGGCGATGAAGAGAACCAGACCGGCACCGTTGTTATGAGCACGGACATAGCGGAAGATATCAAACAACTCATGGAGGAAGAAAAGAGTGCAAGAGAAGAGAAAGAACGCAGGGAAGAACAAGACTGGAAAGAAAACAGATAAGGCAGAAGCAAGGGAATTTATGAGGACCCACAACGTCATATGGGCTCCCTCCAAAAGACAGCAGGCCATGATGACACGGCTGGAGTTTGAAGGCCTGTATGGAGGGGCTGCCGGAGGTGGGAAAACAGATTACCTGCTGGTGGAAGCGCTGCGGCAGGTGCGTATCCGCGAATACCGGGCAATCATATTCAGAAAAACATACCCGGAACTGGAAGACCTGATCAGCAGATCCATGGAGTTGTACAGGGCGGCGTTCCCCAAAGCCCGCTATAACTCAAGTCGCCACGTATGGACATTTCCCAGCGGGGCAAAGATCTATTTCGGGTCCATGCAGTACCCCAAGGACCGCTTAAAGTATCAAGGCCGCCATTTTGACTTTGTAGGTTTTGACGAACTAACGCATTTTGGTTGGGACGAATACAATTATCTGTTTTCCCGCGTACGATCAAGTGCACCGGGGCTGCGCAGGTATATCCGGTCTACAGCCAATCCGGGAGGCCCGGGCCATGGATGGGTCAAGTCGAGATTTGTTTCACCGGCAGAGCCGGGTACAACCATTGTGGAGACAAAAGAGACCACAGATCCCAAAGGGAATATCCTGCGTTTTACAAGGGATCGTGTATTCATTCCGAGTAAGGTGTTCGATAATCCAGATCTGATACGTAACAACCCGGATTATGTCGCATCCCTGGCAATGATGCCGGAAGCCCTGAGAAAGGCCCTGCTGGATGGAGACTGGGATTCATTCAACGGTCAGGTATTCACCGAATGGAAGAACGACCCGGAAAATTATGATACAAGGCAATGGACGCATGTGATAAGCCCATTCAGGATCCCGGACGGATGGCTGGTCGGACGCAGCTACGATTTTGGCTATGCAAAACCATTCTCTGTCGGCTGGTATGCCATTGATTATACTGGCTGTGTATTTCGGATCCGGGAATTGTACGGCTGCGTGGATGGGGAGCCGAACACAGGTATCAAAATCGACCCGGCCGAACAGGCCAGGAGAATCAGGGAAATAGAGAACACGGATGAGAACCTGAAAGGAAGAAACATAGTAGGGATTGCAGACCCGTCCATATTTGACACCAGTCACGGGGATTCCATTGCAGATCTCATGGCCCGGGAGGGCGTATACTGGAGCCCGGGGGACAACCAGAGAATCGCGGGAAAGATGCAGTACCATTACCGGCTGGCATTCGACAAGGATGGCCTGCCCATGTTCTACGTATTCGATACATGCAAGGAATTCATCCGCACCATCCCCCAGCTGGTCTACGATGAAAAGAAAGTGGAGGATATTGATACAACCCAGGAGGACCACATCTATGACGAGTGCCGGTACTTTTTGATGGAGCACATGATCGCCCGGCGGGAAAACACAAAGAAGCCGGTTCCAATGGATGACCCGCTGGATCTGTATAAAGACGAGAGGAAAAAGGCATATAAATTCATCAGGATATAGGAGGCAGATATGGACGAAGAGAACATGACCACAGAACAGGCAATGCAGACACAACAGGCAATGAGAGCGCAGCAGAACCTCCCGATCGGAGAAAAACAGATCGGGGAAGCCATGGAACGGCTGAGAAAATACAAGACGGGAAAAGCCGCATTGGATGAGCGCGTAGTAAACGCAGAGGAATGGTGGAAGAACAATCACTGGGAGAGGTTCGGGAGCGAATCCAGCAATGAGAACGACCCGGAGCCGGTAAGCGCATGGCTGTTCAACAGTATCATCAATAAACATGCAGACTTTATGGACAATTATCCATGCCCGGCTATCCTCCCCCGGGAAGAATCAGATGAGGAGTTGGCAAAGATCCTCACAGAAGTCGTACCGGTGATCCTGGAACAGAATAAGTATGACAGCACATACAATGAGTGCTCATGGGATAAACCCAAGACCGGGACCGCCATATACGGCGTGTTCTGGAACCCGGAAAAAGAAAATGGCCTGGGGGACATTGACATACGCTGCCAAGATATCATGAACATCTACTGGGAACCAGGGATCAAAGACATACAGAGGTCAAGGGATATATTCACAACGGAGCTGGTGGACGTAGAAGAACTGGAATATCTGTACCCACAGGTCAAAGGAAAGATCCAGAAGACTGGAGAGGTCGTCAAATCAGAATATATCTACGAAGAGAATATAGACACATCCCAAAAAGTCCAGGTGATTGACTGGTATTACAAAATAAAAACCCGCCTGGAAAACGGAGGCATAAAGACCATCCTGCATTACTGCAAGTTCATTCCGGGCACGGTCCTGTACGCCTCGGAAAATGACCCCGAGACGGCCCAGACCGGCTGGTACGAACACGGAAAGTATCCCTTTGTGTTTGACGTGATGTTCCCGGAAAAAGGCTCTCCCGCAGGATTCGGCTACCTGGATGTGATGGCAAACCCTCAGGAGTACATAGACAAGCTGGATCAGATCATCCTGAAATGTTCTGTCCTGAACCGTCCCAGGTTCTTTGTCCAGGAGGGTGTGGGAATAAACGAAGAGGAATTTGCCGACCTGAAAAGGGACCTGATCCACGTGAGCGGGAATGTAGATACCACAAGGCTGCGGCAGATCGACCCGCCCCAGCTGTCAAACTATGTCATAGAAATGCGGAACGCCAAGATTGAAGAATTGAAAGAAACCTCAGGGAACCGTGATTTCTCCCAGGGCTCTACAACTTCCGGGGTTACAGCCGCGTCCGCGATTGCTGCCCTCCAGGAGGCCGGGTCCAAGCTGAGCCGCGACATGATCAAGGGATCCTATATGGCCCATGCAGAGGTAGTCACTCTAACCATTGAACTGATCCGGCAGTTTTATGACCTCCCAAGATGCTTTCGGATCACGCAGCCAAACGGAGATGCTGGATATGTACAGATGGATAATACGCAGTTGCAGCCCCAGCCCATGGACATGCAGGGAGAGGACATCTTCGCACGCAAACCATATTTTGACATCAAGGTATCAGCCCAAAAAGCAAGCCCGTATAGCCGCATAGCAAACAACGAACTGGCCAAGGAACTGTTTGGCATGGGACTGTTCAATCCACAGATAGCCGACCAGGCAATGGCGGTCGTACAGATGATGGATTTCGACCGCCGTGATGAAGTGATGAAAAAGATACAAGAGAACGGGACCATGTACCAGAAACTCCAGCAGATGACACAGCTGCTGATGCAGTTAGCGGCCATGGTAACGGATTTCTCAGGCCGCCCGGATCTGCTGGCCGCTGTACAGAGCCTGACAGGGGCCATGCCGGCAATGACAGATGTACAGGTGGATCCATCCCAGAATGTCAAGACAAACAGCCTGGGAGAAGCCACGGGCATGGATACAAGCACCGCTGGGAAAGCCCGTGACAGGGCTGCATCCGCTACGGAGGTGAGATGATGACAAAGATAAAGATCACAAATGTCCCGGGATATTGCCACATCAGGATCGAAGGACACGCAGGGTATGGATTTGCAAACCTGCTCCCGGAGGGGAACGATATTGTGTGTGCCGCCATATCTGTGCTGGGGCAGACTGCGGCCCAGTGCATCATGGACATGTCCGAAGCTGGTAAGGTAGGGATAAAAGAGATGACCATAAAGGATGCCCTGATTGATATAAAAGCAATCCCAAAGCAGATCCATAAAAGCGAGTTGGATATCATGGTAAAGACCATAAAGGCTGGATATGAATTGCTCGCAAAGGCCCATCCTGCCTACATAAGCTTAGGGTGGGAGACAACATTTCTGGACAGTGGTAACATAGATATCATAAAAAAGACACACAGGAAAGACTGTGCGAGACACGCGGGAGAGACCGTGCGAGACACGCAGGAGAGACTGTGCAGGACGCCCGGGAAAGACCGGTGAAAGGAGAAAAAGATGAAAATAAAAATCAACCTCAGACTGTTTGATGGAGAAGGTGGCGGAGCCGCCGCAGGAAGTGCAGCGGGAAGTGCAGCAGGAAGTGCAGCAGGGGCAGAGGGAACAGCAGCGCAGGCGCAACAGTCCGTAGAACCCACAGGGACAGAAAGCCAGACCCAGTCAGACCCGGCAGCGGAAAAGTCCCCGGAAGAGCGGATGGAAGAGTACAAACGCTTCAAGAAAGATTTTAAGGATCTGTACAGCCGGGACGTGGAGAACCACATCAACCACCGCTTTAAAGAGACCGAACAGCTGAGGAAACAGGTGGATGAATACGGTCCGCTGATGACCATGCTGTCCAGTAAATATGGATTGGAAAAACCAGACACCAAAACCCTGATGGAAGCGATTGACAAAGATAATTCCTTCTGGTCAGAAGCGGCCATGGAAGCCGGGATGTCGGTAGACCAGTTCAAGCAGATGAAGCGCTTTGAAGCCGAACATAAACAGCTGATTGAATCAGCCGAACGGGCCAAACAGATCCGGCAGAGGGAACAGGTGTGGGACCGCTGGAACCAGGAAGCAGATGCATGCGCCCAGAAGTTCCCCGGATTTGACATGAATGACGAACTGAACAACCAGAGTTTTGTGAGACTGCTGGGAGCCGGTCTTGACGTGGAAAGCGCATACAAGGCGGCACACTTTGATGAATTGGCAAAAGGAATTGCAGCACAAACAGAACAGAGCACAAAGAAAAAAGTAACAGACAGTATCAAAGCTGGATCCGGCCGCCCGGTAGAAAACGGGATCGGATCAGGAGGGGCAAATAAAACCAGGCAAAATGCGTGGGACCTGTCCAAGGAAGAATATGCCCGCTTACTGGAACGCGTCAAAAGCGGAGAAACGATCCAGACCTTTGACTAACAGGAAGGAGAACTATGAAGAACGAATTATTAACACTGAATCTTAGATTATTTGACGGAGCCCCGGCAAACACCACAACAGCCGAAGGAATGGCCGTTGAGATGAAGACATTCTATGACCGCACCCTAATTGAGAATGCGGAACCGGAACTGGTGCATGACCAGTGGGCCCAGACCAGGGACATCCCCAAAAACGGTGGTAAGACCATTGAATTTAGGAAATATGATCAGCTGCCCAAAGCCCTAACACCACTGACGGAGGGAGTGACCCCGGAAGGGCAGGAGATGAAGGTAACCAAGCTGGAAGCAACCGTAAAGCAGTACGGCGGCTTTGTCGCCTTGTCTGACCTTCTGATCCTCACCGCGATCGATAACAATATCGTGGAGGCCAGCGAACTGATCGGCTCCCAGGCTGGAAGGACACTGGATACCATCTCCCGCGAGGTTATGAATGCCGGGACCAATGTGCAGTATGCAGAAGGCCAGGTAACATCCAGGGCGGCGATTACGTCCGATATGAAACTAACGGTAAAAGCAGTTAAAAAGGCCGTCAGATTCCTGAAAAAACAGAATGCCAAGCGAATCAATGGGTATTTTTACGGCATTATCAATCCAGACTGCTCCTTTGATTTGACCGAAGATGAAAAGTTTGTGGAGGTTGTTAAATATAAAAATCCTGAAAGGATATACAACGGGGAGATCGGGGCTATCGAGGGAGTACGCTTTGTTGAAACAACAGAGGCTAAGATCTTCGCAGAAGCCGGTGCAAGCGGGATTGATGTATACTCCACTCTGATCCTTGCTGCCAATGCATATGCAACCACCAAGATTAAGGGAGGCGGCCTGGAGACGATCATCAAACAGCTGGGAAGCGCCGGTACGGCGGATCCGTTAGACCAGCGCGCAACCGTAGGCTGGAAAGCCCTTAAAGTGACAGAGATCCTGTCTCAGCAGTATATGGTGCGAATCGAGACAGCATCCACATTCAACGATAATGAAGCAAACTAAACAGGAGGTTATAACATGGCAGCGGAGAAAAAACAGGCAGCAGAAGAAATGGTCAGATTCAGAATCCCCACAGGGAGAAGTGACCTTGATAAGCAGGATGTGTTTGTGGCAGTCAACGGGAAATCCTATCTGATTAAACGCGGAGAGACAGTAGAACTGCCCGAGTCGGTAGTGGAAGTGCTGGAAAATTCCGAGGCGCAGAACGCATACGCGTTAGAGTACATGGAGAAAGTAAAAAACCAGGAAATAAAGCAGGGATAAGAAAGGAGCAGGTAGGATGATCACAGTCGTAGGCAGAAAGCTTATCATACCTGAAACAGATAAGCAGATAGGGACAACATATGATAATAACTCCGAAGTGCGTCATTTACGAATCAACCGTATCACAACTGGAGGGGTCGACTTATCTAACCTTCGGTTCAAACTCGATTTGGAATATGCCGACACTACCCTGGATACCTGCCTGCTTGACGTTGAGGTGCAGGACGAATACATACTGCTAACCTGGACCATACCTAACAGCTGCGTGGCCCATAAAGGGACCGTATGGGCAGCCATTAGGGCGTATGATGAAAATGGGACCGTCAAATGGGCCACAAATAGGGGGGCGTTGTATGTGGATCATACGATATTTGACGGGGAAGCATACAGCGGAAAACTGACCGAGTTTGAACAGCTGGAAGAACGGATTACTCAGAAGATAGAGATCCTGGACACAAATGAGAGCGAGAGGCAGACAGCAGAGGAACAGCGTGAGGCGAATGAGGAAAGGCGTATCAACAATGAAGCTGAGTGGCAGAGACAGGCAGAGGCAGCAATAGATGCTGCCAATGCCACATTGGAAATAGCAACGGAAAAAGCAGCCACAGCCACCCGAGCAGCCGACACGGCAACCACCAAGGCGTCAGAGGCATCATCCAGTGCCGCATCAGCCAGTCAGAGTGCCGCCACAGCCACGCAGAAAGCCGAAACAGCAACCACTAAGGCAGCGGAGGCCTCGGACAGTGCCGCATCAGCCGGTCAGAGTGCTGCCACAGCCACGCAGAAAGCCGAAACAGCAACCACTAAGGCAGCGGAGGCCTCGGATAGTGCCGCATCAGCCAGTCAGAGTGCCACCACAGCCACGCAGAAAGCCGAAACAGCAACCACCAAGGCGGGGGAAGCGGATGCCAGTGCCACATCAGCTGGGCAGAGCGCGACCATAGCCACACAGAAAGCCGAAGTGGCAACCACCAAGGCAGCGGAAGCAGCCGCCAGTGCCGAAAGGGCGCAGCAGGCAGCGGGGTGCGATGGAACAGCGCAAAGCATTTCGGCCATTGATACCCAGGGCCTGTTGACAGAAATAGGAGGGAATAGCAATGCACAGGCGCTCCTGGATGAACTGGCCCTGCGGGTAGCAACACAGCTGGTGAGTAATACTGCATTCACCACCGAGCTGCTAAAATATGTTGCCAAAAGCCAGATTGTCAACAATCTGTTGGCTACAGAAACGGGAAATGTCCTGGACGCAGTGCAGGGGAAAGCACTGGTGGATATGATCGGAAACACAGCTGATCTGCCCGGGGGAGCGGCAGATATAGTCAGTGCGATTGTTACGCAAAATAGCAATTTGGGCGATGGACGTTTCAGGGTACTGTTAAGGAATGCATCAACCGAAGACAAAGAGAATGCAGCCAGTCTAAAGATTACATTAGCAGATTTTGATGGTATTGCTCAAGTGTGGTACTACATAGTTATGGTAACAAATGGCCTTGACGGAATCATCATAGGAGAACTTAGTACAACTGGCAACTATGGAGGACAGTTATTTATTTCAGATGCTGGAATCAAGTACCGAAAACTTAGTAGCGGTACATATGGAGCATGGAATAAGCTTATTACAAATGCGGATTTTCTCACAAAAATAGTAAGCTTAAATCAAGTAACTGTACCTGCCAACGCTGGTATTACTGGCTCAACAACAAATATTTCCGGCCAAATCCCATCTGGATACAAGCTGCTAGATGCCAGAGAAGTAGGAAGTGGAAATAATGGTTGTTATATCTACTATTTTAAAGTTGATGGCACAAACATCACACTACAGCTCCGAAATGTTACCAATACTGAAATCAAAACGTCTCCTGCCGCTCAGCTATTATTAATTCCAAAATAATCATTTTGCAAAGATGAGTCCGATATATGGAATCACGGTAATGGGGGCGTTTGTTAAGTTGCGAATCCGATAGGATATCGTGTTTTCTGTGTATGTAACATAGTTTATCACTCCTCCAGCATTATTAACCGCCCTTGCAAATGCAGTGAATATTTTGCAACCAGAGGGAATTATGGATGAGATGTTTTTGGTGATAATATCGGTTGTGCCAGAAGCATTTATAGTGACTTCATCGCCTTTATAATAGCTAGATATTAAATCTGCATTTGTAATAGGGGATACCCACGTTCCCCAACTTTCTTCCCCAGTTCTGACCCTCCAGTACTCTAGAGATTTAGCCTCATTATAGACAATTCTTTGTTTTAAAAATGCACCATTTGTGGCTCCAGTAACCCTTTCAACATGCAGTACAAAGCCTCCTTTTGATGCGGGACAATTTTGCAACGTTGATGAAATACTTGCTGCCGATGAGACATAATTGCCAAAATCAGTATAATTGTTCAGATCCGCACCTGATGGTATCTGGATTGCAGCGCTAAGTGAGTAATACTTATCGAAATTGCTATTTTGAAAAATAAACACACAGAAAGGAAGGATTTTTTATGAAACTGAGGCTTGTTAAACAGGGAGATTTCTTGGGAACGAAGTGTGATTTTTATGTAAATGAGACTGGCGACATCTTCATGAGCAGGACACAGATTGGCTATGCATTAAAGTACAAAAATCCGAGTAAAGGTATTGAGAATATCCATAATAGAAATCACGAAAGAATGGATAAATTCAGTGTGGTTGTAAGGGGGTCTCAAATTGAGGGAGGGTCCAAACATATAGACCCTAGCTCTGAGATGTATTTATACATTGAGCGTGGAATCTATGAAGTGTGCCGCCGGTCAGCACAGCCGATAGCAGACGATTTTAACGACTGGGTTTACGATACAATCCTATCCATCAAGCGAAACGGCTGCTACATCGCCACAGAAAAAGACGAGAAGTGGCTTGGTATCCAGCAAGAGATGAAGGAGGCCAGAAGGGCCGAGACGGACCAGATAAAGCTGTTCGTTGAATATGCCAGGGCGCAGGGTAGCCAGAACGCAGACAGGTATTATGTGCTACTAACGAATCTTGTCAACAAGAGATTGGGGATTAAGAGCGGTGGGAGGGATAAAACAGACCAGAGAACGCTCATGCACCTGAAATCCCTGGAAACGGTGGTGGAGCTGCGCCTGATCACGCTGATGACGGAGGGGATACCGTATAAGGAAGTGTACCAGGGCGTGAAGATGTTTATCGAAGCTCTGTGATGCTCACAGCCGAATTTTCGGCCGTGAGCCGCCCTCAATTTTGAGGTCAGCTATCTGAAAATTCAGCCGCCAAATAAGGAAGAAAGGAAAGCAACATGAAAGACACATTGATATTAAAAGATGGAAGTGTGATTGAGCTGGAGGCCGGAGCCTCCCTAAGTGCTCTCCAGGTAGTATCTACGGATAAGGCAGCCATGGTCACCACCTGGGACAAGTTTATCGTAGACAACCTGGCACAGGTTCAGGTAAAGAATGGGGACGGTCTTACTGTAGGAAATTATACAGACCTGGTACTGGTGTCGGAGACATCCGTAATCCAGACGGACGGGACAATCCTGACCACTTATAACCTGCGCGAGAAAAGCGCAGTAGAGTTGCTGGAGGAACGTATCTCAGCGGTAGAGGAAGGCCAGACGGTCCAGGATGGTGCAATCACTGACCTCGGGGAAATGACCAGCTTCTTAGCAGAACAGACGGAAGGAGAAGCGGAGTAATGGCAAGGTTCTATGGATTAAGAATCAGGCAGGGAATCATGACACTGGAGGAAGTTCCCAGGCTGTGGAGGAGCCGGACAGAAGCATGGCTGGAACAGAATCCGGCATAGCTACGGAGGAGATTTTATGCAGACAGAAGTCGTGGTTGCACTGATTGGACTGGTAGGGAGCGCCGTAGGCGCATTTACCGGAATTATGGTATCGGCCAAACTGACAGCCTATCGCCTGGAAGAACTGGAGAAAAAGGTAGATAAACATAACACGGTAATCGAGAGGACATATAAGCTGGAGGAAGCCCAAGCAGTCATACAGGAGCAGATTAAAGTTGCCAATCATAGGATTGGAGATCTCGAAAAGGAAAGAGGAGAATGAAAATGAACAAAATTGACTGGGCGAGGAAATTGACAAGCCGGAAGTTCTGGGCCGCCGTGGTCGGCTTTGTAACACCGATCATGATTGCGGCAGGATCGAGCGAGAGCGAGATCACGCAGGTCACAGCCATAATCATGGGAGGAGCAACGCTGATCGCGTACATAATCGGCGAGGGGCTGACAGATGCGGCAGCCGCAGGAACAGACCAGGAGGCAGAGAAGCGGGTGGCTACCAAATAGCCGGAGGTGATCCTAAATCTAATAATGTCACAAAAAATGGAGGGGAGGCAGAGGTGCTTTCCCTTTTATGCTAACAGGAGGGATAAACATGATCGATAATGCATACGCAAGAGGCCAGAAGCTGTTATGCGGGGATTACAGCCAGTATACTCCCACAGGGAAATCCTATTTTGTCAAGAAGTCCCGGTGGTTCACTGTACCGAAGAGAGGGGATATTGTCTATTACTATTACACCTCCCTGGGCCGTGTAGGCCATGTAGGCGCCGCAGTGGTAGTTGATACGGATTACCAGAAAAAGACCTTCAAATTTGTTTCCATTGAAGGGAACACATCAGGATCCGCAGGAGAGCGCAATGGGGGATGTGTCGCAAAACATACATATGAGGGCACATTTGACAAAGTGGGAGGTACAAACAAGATCAACGGCTTTGGTCGCCCCGCGTACAGTATGGATACATGCACGGTAGATGAATTTATCCATGTGCTGGAAAATGAAATGGGGTACATAGAAAAAGCGAGTAACAAGGATCTGGACAGCAAGACAGCAAACCCAGGGGATGCAAACTATACAAAGTACGGAAAATGGTATGGTTACACCCCTGCATACTGGTGCCAGCAGTTTATATCCTGGTGCGCATATGAAGCCTGCCGGCAGCATATGGAAAAGACACAGACCGGATGGGAACAACAATCAGACGGCACCTGGAAGTACCTGAGATACGGTGCATACATCAAGGACGAATGGGAATTGATCAATACAGCGGCTGGCCCTCAATGGTTTGTATTTGACGGTGCCGGCACCATGACAACCGGATGGTTTGGATCTAATGATCAGGGGTGGTACTATATGAACCCGGATGACGGCGCAATGCTGGCGGCTCAGTGGTTTGAAGTAGATGGAAAGCACTATTATGCAACCAAAACCGGAGAAACGGCCAAGAGCGTATATGTGAAGTCAACCGCCCCAGGGATTTACTGTTGGGTGAATGGATCCGGGGAATGGGAAAAGGAGTGGGATACTACCATGCCTGACCTGCAAACATACGGACTGGCAGAATAGGAGGCAGTCATGAGATTGGGTGAATTAATAGAAACGGTCATACGGACAAGGGGGAGGCAGTACAGCGAAGATATCATGACTGGCTGGCTGAACGAGATCGAAGGTCAGGTGATTGATGAAGTAATCAACAAGGCAGAGGGATATGATCTTGAGTTTAAACCAATGACCTACGATCTGGACGCGGAAAGGGAGCTGTCCGTGCCGGACCGCTTCCAGGATGTCTATATCAACTATATGCTTTCCAAGATTGATTTTCACAATCAGGAAACAGAACGATACAATAATGACGTGGTCATGTACAACAGTGCATATGATGCGTTTGCATCATGGTTCAAACAGAACCACATGCCAAAGCGCGGGGCCATATTTTCAAGATTTTAGGAGGCAGCCATGGGAAGATTACCATACCTGACGACAGCCCCCAAAGAGACCAGCCGCCAGGTTGGTAACTTCCTGGGGCTGAATACAGGGACCGTAATACAAGAAAACGAATTTGCCGACATGAAAAACATGTCATCCCGGGATTTCCCGGCCATCTCCACCCGCAGGACCAGAGGGGAGATCATAAAGACCTTGGGGAAACCACATGGTCTGCATTATAAAAATGGCTTGGCCTATGTGGATGGCGCCGGACTGTATTACAAGGATGAGAAGATTGCCGATGTAACCGACACGGACAAGCAGATCATAGGGATAGGAGCGTACCTGGTGGTATTCCCGGACAAGATCATGTACAACACATCCACAAAGGAACTGACCAGCCTGGAGGCCAAGTGGACCCAAAGTTCAAACGCCACCTTTGCCCAGACCACCACCGGATCCACTATGGTCAAGATCACCTGTACAGGAATTGGGAAAAAATTCAGCCAGTTTGACGGGGTGGAAATCACCGGCTGCACCAATGATGCATTCAATAAAACAACGGTGATCCAGGAGATTGCAGATAATTATATTGTGATCATAGGTGACCTGGCCAAGACGTTTACCCAGGCTTCCGGCCTTTCTATCAGCAGGAAAGTGCCGGATATGGATTATATCTGTGAGAACGGGAACCGGGTCTGGGGCTGCTCCAGTGCAAACCATGAGATATACGCAAGCAAGCTGGGGGACCCGGCCAACTGGAATGCGTTTGAAGGGATCAGCACAGATTCCTATGCGGCGACCATAGGAAGTGATGGAGATTTTACCGGATGCCTGTCCCACATGGGTTACACCCTGTTTTTCAAAGAGGATTCCATCCATACCATCATGGGAGACAAGCCCAGCAATTTCCAGATCACCACGGTCAGCCCGGCCAGGGGGATTGCAAAGGGCTGCGAGGGCACGGCCTGCGTGGTGGATGAAACATTGATCTACGCGGCCCGTAACTGCATATGCAGCTACGATGGGGCAAACCCCTCCTCCATATCAGATGTGATAGGGGATAAACGGGTATCCCAGGGCGTGGCCGGGCAGTATGACGGCAAGTATTATGCATCCCTGGAACGGGATGGGGAATGGGCGCTATATGTATATGACATGGAAAAATCCCTGTGGCACAAAGAAGATGACCTGCATGTAAGATTCATGGCATATGGGGAAGGGGAACTGTACTACATAGACGTAAACGGAAACCTGTCAACAATCGCCGGAGACCGGCAGGAAACCGTGGAATGGGCTATTGAAAGCGGCGATATGCTGGATGGAAGCATTGAATATAAGCACCTGAAACGGATCCTGTTCCATTTGAAACTGGATCCGGGGACAGAGGTGGACGTGCTGTTGAAATATGACGAAGAGAAGGATTGGGAGAAAGCAATTACGTATACTGCATCCTCCTACCGTACCCATGTGCTCAATATAGTTCCCCGCCGGTGCCAGAAGTACAGATACCGCCTGGAGGGCAGAGGCGCCGCCACACTGATCGCTATGGGTAAATCCATTGGACTGGGGAGTGAACGCAATGGCAGTATATAAACCATTGGTATTGGGCAAAGATGAGACAGATATCAACAAGATCATGAATAAGTTGTACCGATTCAGCCGGGACCTTAAATTCACCATTGCCAATCTGAGCCTTGAGGATAACATAGACAATTCAGTCCTTGATGTCCTGGATAATAGGGACAATAAAATGCGCCAGATCAGTTTCAGTGCAGACGGCCTGACCATTGACCTGAAGGACTACGAAACAGGGATGCACACAAGCCTGGAGCAGACCAGTGAGAAGATATCCCTCCTGGTGGATTCCGGGAGCGTGGTTGAGACCATGCTGTCCCGGATGGAACTATACGGGGAGTATATCACCCTTTCGACCGGCCAAGTCGTCATCCAGACCCAGAACATGACCCTGGACAAAAACGGGAATGCCACAATTTCCGGGGATATCATAGGCGGGTCTATCAATATCGGTGGAAAATTCATTGTGGATACGACCGGAAAGTGCTATATAGCCGGATCGCTGACCACCGAAACCCTGAACCCGCCGGATGGGATCTATGCTGAAGAATTGGAGATATACAATGATAATGATGTGATCAATACGGTCACCGGCAATATCGACTGCGGAGATGCCTATATATCAGAAGACCTCACCTGCCGGAGGGTGTACCAGACCTCAGACAGAAGACGTAAACAGGATATCACCCCCATATCGGAGGAGGCGGCGGCAGAGGCGCTGCGTGCAATTATCCCTGCAAAGTACCGGTTCAGAGACAGCCAAAGGCCGGGAATCGGATGCATTGCCCAGGAAGTATACCGGAACGCAGGGGAGACCCTGCCTATGGCCGCAAGGCATGAAGACTGCCTGGTGCTGCCGTACGGCAGCTACGGCGCAGTCTATGCCCGCATGATCCAGGCCAACCAGCACCGCATCAATGTCCTGAAACAAGAGGTTAAGAGAAGGAAGGAGGAAACCAGTGTCAAGCTTTAATATGCCCGCCCTGGGAGGGCAGAACCAGGATATCAAGAAAGTGTACAGTTATATCCAGATGCTGAACCGGCAGCTGAGATACAGCCTGTCAAACATCACCCCGGAGGACAACTTCACCCAGGAATCCTTCCTCAAATATCAGGAGACCGACACCGCCATCGCGCAGATGGAAATAACCATGAACGGATTCCTGACCCAGTTCAAAGATCTGGAAAATGAACTGGAGACCGGCATAAAGGTATTAAACGGCCAGATTGCCCTGAAGGTAGCGGCGGGAGACCTGTGCTCAGAGATTTCCGCGACCACGGACACGATCACGTTCAAATCCGGCTACCTGGTCATAGACAGCAAAAATTTCAAGTTGTACAAAAATGGAACGGCTCAGTTTTCAGGTACGATCAATGGAGGATCCATCAACATCAATGACAATTTCATCGTGACCAGCAGCGGAGCCGTTACGACCAAGGCTATCACCTACTCCGGCCAGATCAACGTCAATGGCCTGCTGTATTCCAACTATATGCGTATCGCCGGGGACGCAAATATAGAGGGAACTGCCACATGCCGGTATCTGAATGCAACATATGACGTATCCTGCGAGGTCTTATACGAACGCTCAGACCGCAGATTGAAAGAGAACATAGAGGAAATCCCGGATGAGACAGCCTTGTCCCTTGTCCTGGGATTGAAACCGTTCACATTTACCTATAAGGATTCAGGGATCAAAGCCATGGGTCTGATCGCCCAGGATCTGGACGAGCTCCAGGAAGAACTTGGGACAGATCTCCCCCTGGTGGACCATAGCGGGGAGTACCTGTCGATCCCATACAGCACCAACAGCGTCCTTTATGCCGGGGCCATCCGGGCCCAGCAAAAGGAACTGGATCAATTGGAGAAAGAAATCAATGAATTAAAGGAGACAGTTTAAAATGATCAAGATCGCGTTTGAAGAGGACAAAATCAATATGGCCCTGATGCTGCTAAATCAGATCAGGGTGGAAGGAGTGCAGCAGGCCGGGTTTTTGATAAACATTAACAACATCCTGACCAAAGGAGAATGCATAGAAACCCAGGAAGAGGTTAAACCAGAACAGAAAAAGGGGGATAAATAAGATGGCAGTTGGAAGCATTGTGGATTACTTAAAAAGCATAGGACAAGACAGCTCCTACAGCAGCCGGAAAAACCTTGCAAGCCAGTATGGGATCAGCAACTATTCCGGCACAGCATCCCAGAACACAAACCTGCTTAAGGCCTTGCAAAGCGGCAGCTCACAGGCAGGCAGCACAAACAATAATACAGCCAATGGAGCCAATGTGACCATAACCCCGGTGAGCAGCTCCTCATCCGGGAGCCCGGCCACAAACTACCTCACTGGATACCAGTACCAGAAATATACTCCATCCAGTAAGGTAACGGACTATGCAGATAAACTGGCCGATCTGGAAGACAGCAAACCGGATGCGTACGTAAGCAAGTATGACAGCACCATAGACGACCTCATAGACAGCATCCTAAACCGCGAACAGTTTGATGCAAACAGCGTGTACGATACGGATCTGTATAAAAACTATCGCGAACAGTATATGCAGCAGGGGAACAAAGCCATGCGGGATACCATAGGCAATATATCCGGCATGACAGGAGGATATGGATCCACATACGCCACGGCCGCAGGACAGCAGGCATACGATAACTATCTCAGCCAGCTGGGAGATAAAACCCTTGATATCTATGACCGTGTATATCAGCAGTATCTCAATGAGGGGCAGGAGCTGTACAACCAGTTAGGGATGGTCAACAATCAGGACAGCATAGACTACAGCCGTTACCGCGATACGGTAAACGACTATTACAATGACCTCAACTATTATGCCGGAAGATATGACAGTTCCTACGCGCAGGACTTCGGCGAATACCAGTATGACCAGGATGCAATGAGATGGGCAGAAGAATATGCCTACCAGAAGACCCAGGATGCCCTGGCGCAGCAGAACTGGCAGACCCAGTTTGACTACCAGAAAGAGCAGGATGCATTGCAATATGCGCTCCAGCAGCAACAGCTGGCCCTGTCGGCCTCCAGATCCAGCAGTGGAGGAAGCAGCAAAAGCAGTAAGACCAGCACCAATGCTTATCTTACTAAGGCCATAAACATGCTGAGCGGCACAGATGGGAGCGATACCCACAAATATCAAAGCAGGACGGTATCGAATTACCTCAAAAACCAGTATGGGTTATCCACGGAAGAGGCAGAGTACATAACTTCTCAGGCAAATGCGGAAATACAGAAAACAACAAACGCCAATACGGATAAATACTATGAATATGCAGCTACATATGCCAAGGAACATGATGCAGATGAAGTATTTGATTACCTGAACCGGTACTACGAAAATAATAAGATTAGCGCAGAGGAAGCGGATGAGATTTATCGTAGGCTGGGATTGGATTAAGGAGGAAATATGTCATTTAGCAGCCGATTAAAAGAAAAGCAGGAGAAAGAAAGGGAGCAGCAAGGGAAAGAGAGAGCACAGAGGATTGTAAGGAGCGGAGAAAGCTCCTCGCAGAAACCGGTCAATGCGTTCCTGGAGCACAGACAGGCGCGGCAGAGGGAACAGGATGCACAGATGAAACAGGCAGCCCAGGCGGATCACACCATGGAAAAGACAGATTTCTTCCGCGCGGATCGTGAACAAGCGGCAAAGGACTACGCAAAGCAGAGGCTCAGCCGGTTCCAGTCGGATTTCTATGGAAACCTCACGCCCAATACATATCTGGATTCTGCCAGTAGCGAGGAATTGTCAGCGCTAAGGAATGCGGAGAAGAACCGGGGGAAGCTGGCGGACATGGCAGAGGAATATGCCAAGGCGAGAAGCACGAGAAATACCGTAAGCCAAAACAATCTATACGAATCAGCCAACAGCGAACAGCTTTCGCAGATGGGGAAATCTGTGAAAGAGGCCAGCAACAAAAGAGAAAAGGAAATCCATGAGTTGGCAAAGTATGGCTTCACACTCCCACCATTTGCTGAACCAATCTCCTATGATGAAATTGAACAGATGAATGACTACAAAGAAGTAGTGGAAAAAGCAAAGGAAGGAAAGGATCCTCTTGCACGCAGCGGCTTTGGAAGTTTTTTCACGGATGAAGATATTTTAAAATTCACAAGAGGATTCAGTTCTGACAGTAGCCCGCTCAGAAGGAACGCCTTGTTAAGTGATCAGGAAAAAGACAGGTATTATTATCTCTACGAGAAAAAAGGGAAGGAGACGGCGGATCTATACCTGGAATCCCTACAGAATACGATCAATTACAGAGGGGCGGCAGAAGAATACGCCGCATACAGAAACCTTCCGGCGGCAGTGCGGATCCCTAATGATATGATCCAATCCTTTGAAGGAGGAGCAAAAAGCGCGGTAGAAGGATTAAAGACGCTGCCGGATGTGTTTATGGGAAAGCAGAGGGATTACGCTACAAAGGAGCATGAATACTATCAAAGTATGCTGTTGAATGATGCATCCGGCCCCGAAAGCTGGGCATATAAAGCATCGAACGTAATCGGAAATATGGCCCCATCCGTGGCGGCAGCATACGCAACCGCAGGCGCAAGCCTGGGAGCTGGGGCAGCAGGAAATGCTACAGGCCTGGGAGGAAAAATTGCGGGAGCCCTGGGAAAAGGAATGACAGTGGCAGGCGCAGAAATGGCAGCCCAAACAGCAGGCCAGACCTACAGAGAAGATATAATGGAAGGTCGGCCGGTAGAAGGAGCACAGATGAATGCAGCCCTGACAGCGGCAGATGAAATGGTAACAAACTGGCTCTTAGGAGGAATCGGACATCTGGGAGGCGGGGTAGCAAAGAAAGTCCTTGGAAACAGCCGGATTGCACAGGCAGCCAAACAGGGAATATCCAATGCGCTGGCAAAGAATCCAACTGTAAGGCGTGCGGTGCTGGGCGCGGCAGGATACGGCGCCGATATGCTTTCAGAGGGAACCCAGGAAGCAACACAGGATCTTACAGAATCCATAAGAAAGCATTTCATTTATGGAGATGATCTGGATCTGGCGAAAGACATCACGGATCCCCAGACATGGGAAGATTTTGCATTGGGAGCGATCACAGCAGGAGTGATGAATGCACCCGGTGCAATTGGCAGAAACGTTGCTATGAACAATTATGGTAAAAGCCTGGATGTAGATTACAGAGACTATGTCAATGGATTTTCAGGTATCCAGCAGGAAAGCTATGCAGACCCGGCAGATTATCAGGAAGCAGTGGATCTCCAGCAGATCGCCCAGGAATATGCCGACAGACAAAAGAATAAGGAGACCATATCAAACCGGGACAAAGCAGAATATGACCTCCGCTTCCGGCAGTTCGCAGAGAACACCCTGCGCCATAATGAAAAAAAAACCACCCTGGAAACGAACCAGACCAGCCAGCAGACGGAGGAAACACAGCAAGCCGAACAAACATACACCGACCCCACAAAAGCTGAATATGAGCCGTACAGTGAGCCGGAGACCATCCAGGACCATACCCCGGATGCAGCAGAGGAAGGACCGGAACCGGCCGCTCCACAGGGCCAGCCTGCCCTTAAGCAGGAGACCACCCAAGAAGCCCTATATACACCTACAGAGACATCCCCACAGGATCAGACAAAAGCATATCGGAAACCATACGGTAAGAATGGGCAGAAAGCCTTAGAAAAAGGATATGACGGGAGCATTGAGCTGTCCACATACAATAAGGCCTTTGGCCGCGCCTATGATGCTGGTTATTATAATGTAGATATAGATATCGCGGAACGATCTGCGATCCGTTCGGTCATAGGCAATGACCAGTTCCTAGAGGCGTATAAAGCAGGAGCCCAGGATCATAACCTGGAAAGCAAGGCGCAGCAGACAAACATGATCCAGGGCGCCCCAAAGGTTGGAGGATTGGGAACCGTATCGGAAAATGCCACAACCGCACAGAGAAAAGTCGCAGAGCATATAGGAAAGGCAACGGGCCTGAAAATCAACCTGGTAGACGGGATGGATCAGTCCAATGCAACCGGATCCTACAGGAATGGGGAGATCACCATATCCATCAACAGCAGCGACTTCAACGGATCCCTCACCCACGAACTAACACACCACATCAAAGAGTACTCTCCAAAAGGATACAGGCTGTACACAGAAATCGCCGTAGAAGCCCTCATGAAATCAGAGAACACCTCCCTGGAGAACATTGTGGAGAGGTATACAAACCAGTATGCAGATGTCGGCCAGGAGCTGACCCGGGAAGAGGTCATGGAAGAGATCGTGGCAGATGCCACGCAGAAGTTCTTTAATGATCCAGAATTTATCAACTCAATCGTGAACAAGGATAAGACGATCGCGCAGCGGATCACAGACTTTTTGTCGGATGTGATTGATTCCCTTAAGCAGCTGGTGAAAAACGGAAGCACCAGGGCAGCCGCAAAGGGCCTGGAAGAGGATCTGAGATACTATGAGGAAGCCAGGGATGCCTGGATGCAGGCATTGGCAGATGCCGGAGAAACATATAAATCAGGCATGGAGACCCAGAAGGAAGGACAGAAAGAAAGGAATGCTCTGGAGAAACCGGATCAGGTAACAAATAAGAACATCGAAGAGAACTATACCAAGGTAAGGGATATGGATACGGTTGTAAGCTTATCTGGAACAGAATTTGCAAAGGGTGAGAAGGATCTCATCACACAGGTATCAGACTTCTATAAATCGATAGGAGGAAAAGTACACAATGATGTAGTAGGAGACATCTATCTTGACAGAGACAGCATAAAAGATGATATAGGTCATGGAATAGGAAGGGCAAAAGCAATTACGTTTGCGGCCGTTCCAGATATACTAAAAAAAGGTTATGTGTTGGATTATAAGAAAAACTGGAAAAACCGGGGGTATGATTCGGCTGTAATAGGTGCCAAACTGAGAATTGCAGAAGGAAAGTATGCCGGGGAATACTACGGTTTAGCAGTTGTGAAGCTACTGGAAGATAATAAGATGTATTTGCATGAAGTATATACAACAAAGGCAGGAGATGTTATGCCGTTCAAGACCCCGGACCTCCAAGGAGGCAAAACACGGAGCGACACTTACACTCTCCCGCCTATCTACAGTATATTCGATAAGTTAATCAATGTCAACGGGGAGACAAAGGATAACCAATCGGAACATATACGGTTCCAGTTGGAGGATGCAGATATTGATCCGAATGACGTGAAACGCCTCCAGGAACAAAACCAGATCCTGAGGGAAGCAAACGAACTGTTGCAGGAACAGTTCAAGCTCACTTCCAGGGAAGATACACGCCAGGAGGACATAACCAGGATAGCCAAAGGGATTCTGGGCAAGTATCAAAGCGATTACAGCGAGAAAGTATTAACCAGCAACCTGACAAAGCTGTATGAGTATATCAGGAGTACTGGACAGGTAGATCGGGATGGATTGACGGAAGCGGCTTCTGGGATCGCCAGAGGGATCCTGAAACAGACGAAATCACAAAAGCAGAGGCAGGAAGCCGACCTTGTCGAACGGTACAAAGGGGTAAGAAAGGAAATAAAGAATACCAAGATCAAGTTATCCGATCAGGATAAAGCTGACCTCGGACAGATGGGAGGCTATGAAGCATTCCGCAAAAAGTATTTTGGAAGGATCACGCTAAGCAAGGATGGTACATCCATTGACAGCCTGTACCAGGAATTAAGTGCACAGCACCCGGAATTGTTCCCGGCTGATATCACCCACCCGGCCGACCAGCTGATGGCCGTTGCCCATGCCATTGACCAGACCCAGGAATATGTCCAGAACCCATACCATGCAGATATGGATGAGATGTCCTATATCGTAGGCCAAGAGATCATACAGTTCTATTTTGAGATCCAGAATAAGATCCCCACGTTTGCGGATCAGAAGGAAGCGCAGCTGAACCAGGCCAAAGCCGACTATGTATCCAAAATGAAGAAATATCAGGGTGATTTCAATCGAAAGATAAATCAATACAAAGCTGAACTGAATGACCGGTATACAAAGGGGATCCGTGAAGCCAATAAAGATATCGCCAATGAACGCCAGATCCTGGCAGGACAGCTGAAACGCGCAAAGGAACGGATGGAAAATACAATCGGGGACGAATGGGATGAGGCGAAGAAAGAATATAATGAACTCATGGAAAGAGGCAGGGACTTAAACCGTCAGGAAGCCCAGATCCGATACGTCCTGAACCCCAAAAAGTATGTAGAAAGCATGCAAAAGGTGCGGGAGAACAAACAGAAAAGCTCCAATAAGCAGAAAATCATCAAAGATACCATGACGATCCAGAACTGGCTTCTGAAGCCGGATAATAAGAAACATGTGCCGGATGAAGTAAAAGGAATCGCGCTGGAATTTATCAAGAGCATTGACTACAGTTCAAAGTATCTGAACCAGAAAGGGGAACCGACCCAGCGTACCAGAGCATGGGATGCCCTCCAGAAGTTCTATGAATCCGTAAAAGACGGAGGGGAATGGATGGGGGAGAACAAAGAATCTGTATACTTTGACTGCGATCCAGATATGATTAACCGGATGATGGAACTGAAGGAAAAGGTATATGATATCGAACGCTTGGAAGACCTGAGTCCACGCGAGATGGAATCCCTCCAAAAAGTAGTGAGTTCCATGAAAAAGACCATCATGGAGATGAATGACCTGAAAGCCAACAAGACGGCGAAACGGGTAGAAGAACTGGCCGGAAAAGCGCTGGGGGATCTGGGAAAGATAGCAGGAGAAAACGGGCGAACTGAATATGGAGGCACAGCAGGATACGCAGATAAACTCCTAAACTATGACAACCTGACCCCATATACCTTTTTCTGGAAGATGGGGAACGCCATGGAATCCATGTACAGCACTTTCAGGGGCGCAGCAGATAAAAAGACAACCATGCTGAAAGAGGCAGAGGATTACATAGCTGATGTAAAGAAGGAACTGAAGTTGACCCGAAAGGAGATATTGAAATGGTCTGGACCGGAGGCAAAGAAACAGACGTTCCAGGTAACAGGGGGAAGCATCACCCTGACACCGGCCCAGATCATGTCCCTGTACGAAGCGAACAAGAGAGGACAGGCCAGGGGACACATATATGGGGATGGAATACGGAGCGCACCGAAGCTGGCAAAAGAAAAAGGCGTAAAAGGAGCACTTAAACCATCACAGATCATAAAAAGCTATAAGCCGGTGAAGGTCAGCCCGGCAGATGTGGAGAACATCACAAGCACCTTAACACCAAAGCAGAAACAGTTCGCAGATGCAATGCAGGAGTTCTTGTCAACAAGGGCAGCTGACTGGGGGAATGAAGCGTCACTCCTGATGTATGGCTATAAGAAGTTTGTGACAAGGGATTATTTCCCTATCTTAACGGATGGGAACTATATCCAGAGCAAAGAAGGGGATCTGAAGAATATGCAGACCACCATCCGAAACCTGGGAATGACCAAAAACACGACACCGCATGCTAATAATGCGGTTGTTATGGATGATATCCTTGATATCTTTTCCAGACACATTGATCAGATGAGTACATACAGCGCATTCCTCGCCCCACTCTCCGATTTCAATAAAGTGTATAACTATAAGAACCGGGAAGAAATGGTCAGCATCAAGCAGGAGATTGAACGGGCCATGGGCAGCCAGGCCCAGGATTATATTCAGACCCTGATCCATGATATCAATGGTGATTTTAAAGGGGATAACAATATCTTTGAGAAGCTCCTGTCCAATGAAAAAGCTTCAGCGGTTGCTGGAAATATCAGTGTTGCAATCCAGCAGCCATCCTCCATCCTGCGGGCCATGGCTGAAATTGATCCTAAATACTTAGGAAAAGGCATACTTACACTCACAAGGAAGGGCCAGTGGGATCTGATCTGTAAATATGCCCCGATCGCGCAGTGGAAGGACTGGGGGTTCTACCAGATGAACACAAGCCGATCCATCAAGGATATCATGTTTGAAACGGACAGCACACTGAGACGCTTTACAAATAGGACCATGGTACTGGCAGAAAAAGGAGACCGCCTTGCTTGGAACCGGATCTGGAGGGCCTGCGAAAACGAGATAAGCGATAAACATAAGGACCTGAAGCTGGGAACGGAGGAATACTATCAAAAAGTAGGGGAACGCTTTTCAGAGATCATAGACAGGACCCAGGTAGTAGATTCGGTCCTCCACCGCTCCCAGATCATGAGAAGGAAAGACCTGGGATTAAAAACAGCAACTGCTTTCATGGGAGAGCCGACCAGCACTTACAATATGCTTTACCGCGCAGCGGAAGGGATAAAACAGAAACGCCCCCACGCAAAAACCAAGGCCGCCAAAACAGCCGGAGCGATTGCAGCAACCATGGTGCTGGGGGCCGCGTTCAAGGCGGTAGCCACTGCACCCAGGGATGATGACCGGGATAAGAGTCTCCCGGAGAAGTACTGGGATGCTTTCTGGGACAACCTGCTTGATTCCATAAATCCCTTAACCCTGGTGCCGTTTGGAAAAGATGTCGCATCCATCTGGCAGGGATACTCCGCAACAAGGATGGATGTCCAGGGAGTACAGGATGTTAAAAATGCAAATGATAAGATCTGGAAGGTGATAGAAGGGGATAACACCATGACCCCGCAATACACCGCTGTATATGCATCAAAAATGCTGGGAAACTTTTTCGGGATACCATCAAGCAATATCGCGAGGGAAATAGAAACTGGTTTAAATGTATATCATCAATACATCAACAAAGGGGTTGAGGATGATTACAAGTGGGCCAGACAGAAATATGAGATCAAGAACAAATCAAACCTGACCATATATGTGGATATGATGATCGAAGCGCAGAGAAATGGGGACAAAGACCTAGAAAAACGGATCAAGACCGACTTAAACAAAGCGGAAATTGATAATGAGACCATAACCGCCAAAATCAAATCCCTCATAAAGGGAGAACTTATCTCAAAGGACCATGTGGATCCGAGGATCGAGGAAGCAGCCCAGGCCAGGATGGCAGCGGATACAGAATCCTATAAAGCAGCGGTCAGTGAACTGATTGCAGAGGGATATGCCGGAAAGCTGGTAAGCTCCGCTGTAGACACCAGAATCAACCAGTTAAGCGGGGAAGAGGAGATTGATTGGGAGGAAGAGGCCGCAACGGATCCGGATGAACTGTACGGCGAGATCCTGACTGGAGAGGTGGAAGAGGAAGACTGGGATATATATTCATCCGCAGACATCCTGAAAGCAGTTGATCAAGTGGGAATCACCATAGATACCTTGAAGCCTTTACAGCGGATAGCGACTGAGATCATAGACAGCAAAATGAAAGCCGGAAAGACCAAAAAGGAAGCCATGGACAGTATAAAATCCTCTATCAACCGCAGATACAAACAGGAATGGATCGAAGCCTACCTGGCCGGAGATCAGAAAGGATACGAAGCGATTATGGCCAAACTGAACCGCCTGACAGTGGACGGAAAGAACCTGTACACAGGAGAAGATTATACCAAGTGGAGAAAAGAAGCGAAGGAGAAAGAAAAGGAAGGAAAAAAGTAGAATGCTGTAAATGATTGTGATATACTAAAAGAGCTGTCAAACCTCCAGCAGAAAGGAGGTGATCCACATGAATGATAGCGTCTTAGCATTTATTATCTCCGTCATGGCAAGTGTAGTTGGTTACTACATATGCAAATGGCTGGATGGGGATGAATAG